GTTGCTTTCTTCGTTCAATTTCATTTGGGTGTTTAACCGTTTTCGCATTTATCGTGAAACGCTTTCGCGTTTTTCGTGCGCCGCTTCAGGCGTTATTTCTGTCTGATACAGGGTCGTAGACCCACGCTGCACCTTGGAAACCTTTGTATCCGGCCGAAGCTGCCGCTCTGCCTGCAGGGTAAAGATTCGGTCATAGACCCGGCGTGCTTCCGGTGTGATATCTATATCAATCGCCGAGCCGTCCAGCGTCTTGTATACACCGCGCATCCACTCAGCTATACGCGCAAACAGTTTCTTTAAAGACCTAAGCGGGGCCACGCCGGTGCGCAGGTATTTCTCAAACCCTGAGCCGCCTTTTCGTCAGCCTCAACTGACCATACCCCGTCTTTCGCCCCTGCCCAATCTTCAAATGCCTTTATTTCCGCCGCCGTAAACCCGTTCTCTTCGTTCAACAAGAACCGGCGGTAGAAGTGGAACATCCTCATGGATAGGCGTAGACACGTTTGCGGCCGAAAACTCCACGTATGACGGCCAGCACGCCGTTTGTCATACGCTTGTCCTCGCGCTCCATGAAATGTAATAAGTCCCTGAGGGGTTTCTTCAGGTGGTGCGTACCAAGAGTCTGCGCCGTTTTCCGTCTCTATTGAAACGATAGACCCCAGCGGGGAAGGAGTCTTGCCGATTTCACCTAAAGTCTTTTCGTTGGCCTTTAGCAAAGCCACCCGGTCTAGCGCATCTTGATTCCAGATAACGTATGGCCGCTTTTCGCCATGCGCTGACACCTGTAAACCCGGGATACCGGCCCTGTCCAATAATTCAGAGGTCAGCTTGGCGTAGCCTCGCTATCAGGGAACGCCGCATCCTGAATCTGCTCAATCGCCTCACCTAAAGAAATGCTGGTCATCAATCTCGAGGTCAACACCTTGCGCCTTAAGCTCTCTATTTACCGCTACCCGCAGCTTAATCGGAATCGGTTTACCGAAATCCAGAAGTTTGCCAACTATATCGTCTGGAACATCCAATTCGTACAAGACCGCTGTCGGGACTCCGCTTTCAAGCGTCGTAGTAACTGCTAGCCCCGGGTCGCTCAGGGGCTAAGTAGATACCCCAGCCATACGCCTGCCCGCGCAGTCCCGTCCCAATCTTGTCCAAACGGAAACGGCCATTAGGAAATCCTGGCTCCGGTTCAAACAAGCCACGGGCGGCGCGGATAGCTCCGGTCTCGGGCTAGCTCCATAGCCTCCATCATTACAGCATGCGTCGGAGACTCGCCTGCTGTGCGTCCCATATCCAGTGGTGCATCACATGAGCGCCTTCTACAGGATCAGAGTTGTCCTTAGCCAGCTTCTTTGTGATTTTATTGGAAATACGGTCTCACTACTATTTGACGGGCAAGTCCTTGAGCTGACTTTGCTTGTCTTGCTAGCTCTGCTTGCTTGCCTTTTTAACTGAGCAACATTGGCTTGTCCCAGTTATCCAGTAGTTGATTTCTCTTGCATCGATTTAGTCGGAGTCTCACCGAACCCTCATTCAAGTGCTTTACAATGGCCGGTTTTAAACACAAAGCATTCGGCGTATGCCGCATAGCTGCCGCACAACGGCATCTAACTACAGAGGTCTCTCGCTTGGTTGCGTTAATCATGTCCGTCATATTCTTGCGCAGACGGTACAAGTTAAGGTCTTGCAGGATTATCGTTAAACGCCCAATTTCGCAGCGAATTAGCGCCGTACGCAGTCACGAAGCTTAATTAAAGGTTCCCATGGCGGTAACTCTATCTCTCCGGTCTGTTCTAAGAGAGTCTAAAGCAGCGCTTGCCGTCAGACGTTGACAGCCAGTCGCCGGGGACACCGCGTCTTCCGGTCTAACCTGTGGCTTGCCTTTTAATGACGCCTGTAGCGTATAGCGGCACTTTAAGTCCGGTATTCGCTTCAAACGTAGACACCTGTATAGCACGGGCGTTGATACTTGAAAGAGTAATAATGTACGCCTTTGCTATATCGCGAACCGTCATCGTCCTTCTAAAAACTTCTTGCGTGACGGAAAATAAAATCCCAACCTCTTTTAAATATTCAGGAGCTTGGTCAGTAAGCATTCGTTTGGCTAACTCCGCAGGAATCAGACTTGGTTTACGAAACTGCTTAATAAATTCTTCGCTACTTACCTTTTCAGGCTTTTCAACTTTTGAGGGCGTTGTCTTTTCGCCCATCTGATATCGTATGTCTGGTGTTTCAGCCTTAAAGCGCTGTGACGGGGGAATGATATTGCCCTTAGTCATAGGTAACGGGGGCTGCGGATTTAATTTGATTCGGCTCAAAAACGACCTTAATATCATCAAGAGGCCACCATCATAAGTGTTCTTAATGATTACGCTATCATCCCTCTTCTTTAGCCTTTAGAATGATGTCAAAGTACGTCCGTTCACGGTACGTGCGGCCTTTTGATCGTAAACGAAAGGGTTCTGCATCCGCAAAACAGCATTCACTACAGCACCGGTTTTGACTACCGAGAAATCTGGAACTTGAGACAGTGTTGCCTCAAGCTGTTTTTGCGCTTGCTTTGTTGCTTCACTTATTTGCCGCCTTTGAACATCAGTAATCGCGGCCTCTTCGTCGTCTACTATATAAAATTCAGCGTCACGTTATATAGCGGAAACTTCCACCTGAACGCTGCCTACGTAGGACTCAGGTTCAGTACTCATCCTTGGACGTAGTTGAAAAAGTGTCTCCAGATTGTCGCGAGCATAATCCAGCTCTCTCGGGATGGTCCCTTCGGAATACTTTGCAGGAGTGGGCTGAGTATACGACGCGCTTGCTGCGCGACATCATTGACGGCTTCTTCGTCTAGGCTTATGTTGCTATACGCCCTTGCCGTGTCTGGAGAAGCAAAAGAAAAAACCAAGCTTGGCGCTGGCGACTACGGTGTTGCGGCCAAGCCTAGCCATATCAAAGCGTAGCTCTCCAGCTTGCCCTCCGCAGAGCCCGTGCCGAACCTGTCTCGTTATACCCCGCCGCTTTTGCCGCCTCATCCACCATCTTCTGGGCCTTAGCGGTGTCACCGGCTTTAACGGCCGCCATGTACTCAGCGTCCTTGTCAGGGCGTGACACCTCACCTGCTGGCCTGCCCGGCAACCGGCTTTACTTCCACCACGGGCAAGCCTGATTTGATCCAGGTCCAGTGCCCATGGCCTTAGCAAAGCTGCGCGATCCCGGTGGCCTGCTCCTTTGGAGTACGTTGAAAATCTTCGCGCAAAGCTGTGTTTGTGACTTTGAAAAACCCTTTTTGCTTCTTCCGTCTTCCCTGTCTCTTTGGTCTTCTTAGTAGACGGAGCTTCGGCCTTTGCGGGAGCAGCTTCGGCCCTTGCGGGGCAGCTTCGGCCCTCGCAGGGCGCAGCTTCGGCCGCTTGCAGCCTGCGAAGCCCAGCCTTCTTGCCACTGCTTCGTAAACAAGTCAGGGGCAGAAGCCGCGCCAGACCGGCCTCTTCCATCAAGATAAGCCCGAAAGCCGTCAAAGTCCATTTCGATCTGACGGCCATTCACGTCTGCTGTAAACGGTACAATCTTCGTTATTGCCATTCCTGCTCCGTTTAATACGCCCTGTCGGGGCTAACCTTCTGCGCTGCAGCGGGCCTTACCATCTGCCCCTTGTATCAGCTTAATCAAAATCTCAGCGGTATCATTCACCGGGTCGGGCTGGTAAGTAAGCTGTACCTGGGGGTCAAGCCGCTTCTTAATTAAGTCGCACTCAGCCTGAGCAATCACGAACATATTACGCGGTCCGCTTCATATGCGTCCAGTTCTCGCCCGTCGTATTTAACTGTCGTATCTTTCAGCTTAAAAATTGCCGCTCTCATCACCGAACCCTCCCGAAGAATGTCGTATATGAAGCCAAACATGTCCGGGTCTGCCCGTGCAAACTCCAGCGGATTTTCGTACATATGCTGAACTCCCATCGACTCGACCTCTGACGCGTATGCGTTGCCATCCCAGTCTATCAGGCTTGTCACGCTTATGTGTAGTACTTTAAGCCAATGTAAGGGAGTTCGAAACTGGTCCTCAATCGCGACCTCTCCTTTACGAAAACCGCTTATTTCCTGTCAGCGTCGCTGGTTCACCTGGATTTCCTGGCCCGCTCGTCGCTTTAAAACGTGGCCACGCGCTTCTTAATTGCAGGTGACACAGACTCCAGCCACTGTCCAAGCTCGTGAACGATAATAGACCGTTTCACATATTATCAGACTTTGACAGTTCTACGTAAGTCCGGCTTTTTCACCGTGGCGGTGAAAAAACTGCCGCTGGTCAGGCTGTTTCTCGAAGTACCGAATAACGATATTCTGGCCCGCTTTAAGGTTGGATGAGCACCAGCAATTCGCTCGAAAATAGTCAACGCCAAACCTGAATGGCTTTTGTCACGTTTGGCTCAAAATCCTCTTCGGTTTCAGTCTCAATAGTAGACTCATACTTCCCAGTTTTGATTAGTTCCCGTTGCACCTTGGGCGGACTCCACGTGATGTCAGCAAGCCCTCCAGGCGCGATAAGGTATAGCAAGTTCAGCCGATGCTGAGTCATTGCGTCTGCGTACGCATCTTTGGGCTGTCAGGAACTTTATCCCCTCAAGTTCCTTTTCCTGCTCCTTGGTTCGTTTTCCGGCTGACTGCGCCAGCAGCGGTTCGCGAGCCGCATTCATTTCAGCGTAAAGCCGTTTGCGCTTTTCGGCCAAACTTGCACCGGCTGCGTCTAACGCCGCTCGAGCTTCTGGCCCGGTCTTGTATTTAGATTTAGAGGGCCATGGGCCTCTCTGCTGGATTGGCATTTTTGACCGGCAACCTCACCATAACAACTCATCAACAGGAAGAGTGCTGGCTGGCATACACTTTCAGCCCGTAAAGCGGACGCCAGCAAAGACAGGGGCAATCTCGGCCAAATTGCCTTGCTGCATCAGAAAATACCGAAAGCCGTCATAATCATAGGCAAGCGTTTTACCGTCTACTTTTACTGTGAATATGCAGTCCTTCATTTAGCCTTTCAGCTCTGCATCAAAGGCTCAGCAACGCCGCCTCGTTCGTTCCCGCACCGCTCCAGACCGCGCCGGTAAATCACGCACCGTACTTTCACCTACCGCTTTGCGCTGAGTGTTCTACGTATTTGTGAATAAACACCTTTACCGTTGCATCATCCGTAGCCTCGTAAAAGTCTTCCGTAGAACTCACCAGCTCTAACTCCATCTTGTATGCCTCTTCAAGGACAGTCTTCAAGCAGGGACGGCTTAGGGATATATCGCCGGAGAGTCTTTGGGCTTTCGGGAACCATATCGCCCCGGTCGTCCACTAAGCTCTTCCCAGTCCTTGTATGTCTCCATCTCATCCCCTGACTCCTTGTCAAAAAACGTGGATGCCCCGAAATAGCCAGCCCTCTGCATTGAAGCAGAGAACTGGCGGTAGGTCAGAGTGAGCTTTCAGCTCGTTCTCAAGGAGCTTGCTGCGCCCTCTTCTTATCATCGGCGGTCAGCCAGCTTTGATTTTACAGAACTGTCCTTTGTCACCTTTCCATTGGCTTCCGCCTCGGCAATAATCTGCTCAATATTGTCATTGATGAAGATGGCTTTAGGGCTAATTTCAGGGTACGTGCCTTTTTATCATTTTCCGTACCCTAGCCTTACTACCCTGAGGAGAGTCAAGCGTCGCAAATACCTGCTTCACATCGTCAGGGGCCGTCACCGATACTTTGCCAGCTTTATCCGGCTTGGCCTCCGTTTCAGTAGCAGCGGAAGGTTTGTATACGTACCGGTCGCCTTCTAATACATACCCCTTAGGCAGTGTTATAACTGGACGGTATTCGGTAGCTTTAATTCCCGAGCGGGAATTGGAACTGCCGCGCTAATAATCTAGCCAAGCCAGCGTTAGCTCGAATGTTAAATTCCGCATCCTCAAATTGCTTGCTTAACTCTCTGAGACGCTGTTGAGCCTTATTCGGAAGCCGAGGCTTCTTGACGCGGCTTCTTTTGCTGTCTTCCTTCTGTTGTCACCAATTGAGCAGTTCGTCTAACACCAGCGACGAGGGCCCGGTCAATGAATCTCGATAGCCCTCAAGGGTTGTAAACAAGGCTGGAGTTTAGGCGTTTAAACTCAAGCACAATAACGGCAAACCTCTTGGAGGCATTCAGGTTTCGGCTTGGTAAGCCTTGGGCCTGCCGGGGTAGTTCAGCACTCCCTGTAGCTGCCGTTTCTGTTGGAGTAGGCTTCCCCGCCTTTTGCCCAGCAGTGCTTCCGGGGCCTTACCCTTGTAGAGGGTTAGCGCATTCGGAGCAAAATCCTCGTCAAACGTCACCCCCGTCCAGTATTTCTTGGACAATGGATCGAATACCGAAATAGACGGAGAAGGAGCATCTTCCCGATGGACAAGGGGTTGTAAACCTTAAAGGCTGAGTTGCACTCAATCTTAGAATTGCGGCATCAAAGAGGCTTGCGTCGGAAATTCGTTTTTGAAAAACTCCCGCAATTTACTGATAGGTACAAACGTGTCAAAAGACAAGTTTGGCTCTATCTGCCTCATACCGTAAACAATCAGCTCCATAAGGTCGTTGTCATCTAAGGCCGATGCTCCAACGCGCTCGCTCTCAGGTAATACGGGCGGCACGTAACCAAAAGGCGGTCGCTTCCGTGGTGTAAATGTCTCCGCTATCTCCGTCTCGCCGGATTCGAACCGCTCCAAGGCGTTGTTGATATGGACAATCGCTCGCTGGTAGTTCTTAGAAGCTGGCTGCATATTAAACGCAGCAGCTAGCTCATCCAGTAAACGCTTAAACGTTGCTGTTTGAGCGCTTAGTGACCGTCCGGTTAACACCTGAATGGCTTTCTGCCTTATTCTTCCGGCATCTCGGTCACCAAATACATCAATACTGGTGAAGTCTTTATACTTGTAAGTAGGACTTCGCAGTACTTTAAGGACAGCTCGTATGCGGGATGTTGCAGGCGACTCAACCGAAATCGCCGCTTTCTCTGCCTGCTCGGGTCGGGGAACGTCAGGCGTAACAGCCTCACCAGCCGGAGCCGGGGGAGCCCGGAGGAGTCCGGTTTAGGCGTGACAGGTTCCGGGGCCACGGGCGGCTCGGACGGCTTGGGGCTTCTTTCCGAGGTTTAGCCTTCGGCGGCGGAGCCGATCTCCACAGGCTGAGGAACTGCCGTAGGCTGCTGAATGGCGATCTCTAAGCGCCTCACTTAAGGTATTGTATCCGGTACGGTTGCCAGCTGTATCGGTGTATACCCGCAGCTTATTTGCCCGGTCAACGCGCTTAATCGTAGTATTGTTAGAGGCCGCTCCAGTCGCCGCCTCGTTGCTGTGACCACCCCGCCTCTTGCGCGTCTTTTTGCGTTATCTTGCGCTGAGTGACTGACAGGTTGTCGGGGCTTGCGCTGGAGGCGTTTTGTTCCAGGGCGTACCGGCTGGGGGCGCGTCGGTGCAGCCCCGGCCGGAGATGGCGGCGTTGGGCCGCTGGCGGTGTTACCGTCGGGGGAGATACCAGTCGTTGGCGTAGCCGCAGGTCTTCCTCCTCTCCTGGTTGGCGGCTTGCCGTAGACGGCGAAGGCGTAACCGAGCTACCCCAACACCACCAGTAGGAGGCGTCGGCGGGGCGGGTGGCGGCGTTGGCCCGGTTGGCGGCGGCGGTGTCTCACCCGTCGGCCCTCGGTTGCCGTTCGCCCCGTGTCATTGTCTTAAGACGGGGGCCGCGCTCAACCGCTCCATAGCTCCCGATAGGCTTCAGGCGCGATTACGTCCAACTTGCGCACCAAAGCCCAATTTCGCCACGCATTAGGTGGTACGGTCGTCAATGAAAGAGATGGGTAGTCTTCAGCTGGCAGGCCCATCAATCGAGCCATATCCTGCCGTATGACTTCCATAACCCGCTTGTTTGCGTAAGGCTCACCTACGTCGCCCAGCAGGATAGCTTGCACATCAGGTCTGAAGGTGAAACCGTAGTTACCCGCCGCCAGATTTTGCAGGTCGGTATACTCACGGTCTGATAGCCCCATTTTCTTGCCGTACTGCTCGTTCCAGCGACTCCACAGGGTAGAGCGTTCATCTCCTGCCAGCTTCGCCGCCTTACCGGTCTGCAGGCGTACCGCTCCGCGAATGTCAGCAACCGTATACTCGCGGTTGTCCATTTCGCTCATCTCACGGGCAATATTGGTCAGCACGTCTCCGGCGGCTTCGTCAATGTTTGCCGTTTCTATTCCGTACGCCGGGGCAACCTTCTTTAATACCCGCGTAGACGTTTTATTGATGGCTTCCGCAATGTAAGCCGGTTCCGTCTTGGGTCGCCTGACGTCCCGCGCCGTGATTTGTTCGCCTTGCGCTCGACGCGCCTCTAGTTCCGGCTGAACCTCGGCCATAACCTCAGGGCCACGCATAGTCCGCAATGCCAGTTGTTCTGGAACGCGATCCAAGGCCTCAACCGGCCTGGCTCCTGCCCCCAACCGTACTTGAACGATATTTCCGGAGGGTAGTGGCGCAGCTGTCTCCGTAGTTGGAGGGTCAGCGGGCGGCTCAACAGGCGGCGTAGGACGGTTAAGCAGGTCGCCAGCTCTGGTCCGCTAGGTTTACCGTGCAACCGGTCACTGAATTTGCCGATCCAGGTCGGCTTGTGTACTTGCGCGACTGCGGCTGATAACGCCTCCGGCGCACGTGGCCCGGTCCGCTGTGCGTCGCTAGTCTCTGCTATGTTCCGACGCGTTCAGTTGGCCATTGCGGTGTCGCAGAAGTAATAATACCTTCCAGTCTGTAGCGCGTCAGGAACCTTACTGGTTCTCCCGTCAGGACGGCCTATCGCTGCAATACCGGCAAAGGGCGCGGTAGCCAGCAGGGTAGCACCTACTGTCTGTCCTACGCTCTGCATCGCCGGTAAACCGGCCTGTATGTTGCTCGCAACCAACGGGCCTAATTCCTCACCCAACTCGGCTCACGGGTTCCATTGCAGCGCGTTGCAGGCGTCCTCAATGCCTAGCGCGGCTCCACCAAAGGCCGTAGCTTCAGCCCCAGTCATTGCTCCGGCAGTTCCAAGAACCGCCCTGATGCCAAAGGACAGTAGCGACTTACGAAACGCTTCCTGGTCAGCATCCTTTTCAGGAATACCTCTGACCCATTAAAGCCTGCTTAATATGCTCGTACGCCGCAGTCTGAGCCGTCGCCAGCGGTCATAGCCCCGCCTAAGACACCGTGCGGTCGCTGCCCCAAGCCCAGCCGCTTGTTCGGCCGTAGCCAAACGGCTTAACACGCCGCTGTTTGCATCAGCTTTGCCCGGCCGCCAAGCCGGGAGCCATCATAGGCAGGTTTGTCAGGATGTGCTTTTCCGCCAGCGCCGGGTCTTCGTATACACTGCAAGCGCGAATCTGGCGACTTGCTCAAGGGCATATATCCTGCGACCGTGAACCAGCTCTGCTTCCGGCTTGCTGCTCACGTCCTTTGAATCAGCCGTGGCTACGTTGCCTTAAAATGTCTCTGAGATGCCGTGCTGCAACCTCCCGCGACCGTGTAGCCAAACACCGCGTGCTACGAGTGTCACCGTGGTCGGGGAAGCGCTATAGCGTAGCACCCCGGCTGACCAACCGGCGCACCGGCGGCAAGCGCTCGCTGTCCCAGCACGTCCGATGAAGTTCAAAGCGGTAGCGCCCGCCTGCAGGGCAATTGCCCGCCTGTGCTAGCCGCCATCACTGGTTCACGCAGTGTGGTTCACCGGGTGCGTTCTCTGGCATCTGCCACCAGTGGCAAGGCCTGCACGGCTCCTTCGCTTGCCTTATAAACGCCTTCTTTGCGCAAGGTGGCTAGCCATCGAGGCTGCTTGACTAAATGGAGCCATACCGGCTTCCTGCAAGTACTGACTCAGCCTCCTTGGTACCGGCCGATTCCTGCAGCATCGCTGACGCTCCGCTTCATGCTAACGTAAACCGCTGACGGTCAGCTGTCGGCATTGGAGGTTGCACGGGTAGGGAAGGCAGCTCGCGCCCCGGTCGGGCTTGGAAGCCCTGCATCGGAGCGGTAGGCATAGTAGGCGTGAAACCTTTAGGCCCAACTGGTACGCCACTTACTGTACGCTGCACTCCCGGCTGTAACACTGGTTGCGAAGGCGCAGACGGAGCAGATGTCTTAGGTAGGGGCGGGTTCAATCGCGAATAGGTCGGGGTTTCCTTACCCCATTCAGGGGTTGGAGGTGCCCCGGGAACCTTTGCCGCCCCACTGTACCAAGCTCTTAAAGCCGTCAAATTAGCAGGAGGCGTTTGCCAGCCTTCGACGGGTGCAGGAACGGGCGCTCGAGGGGCCGCTATCCCGGGAGTTAATGGCGGTACAGGCAACGGCTCAGATACATGGGAACTCAATCCCTAAATCTGGAACGATTCCAGAAGACGGGTCTTCTTCTGGCGTTAAAGGGAGCCGTTTCCGGCGCGGGTCATTCGGGTCAATAGCCCCCGGTCGTTGCGGTCTAAATCCATATGCCATAGTTATCGCTTACGCTCTTTGGATATAGTACCAACCGCCTTGCCCTCGTCCTACCTCAAATATCTGCGAGATAGGCCCGACCCAGCTGTTCAGCCAAGGAGGTTATAGGCTTCGTAAGGCAACCTCAGCTGTTGTTCTGTCCTGCGGGTCGCCGCCATCGTTAGCTTCTAAGCGCACTTCCTCAGCCTCCTGTTTGGCCTGTACTACCTTGCTCAGTACATTGTATGTTAACGCAGCCGGGGTCGGCTGCTCTGCCCCGCTCCTCCACCGCCACTACTAGGTGGGCGTTGCGCTCTCTTAGTTTGTGCGCCAATCAGCCCTAGCCGGGCCGTGTGCATCTCCGCCGCCCGCTTCTCTTCTTCCGGGTGTGCGTCGTGGTTCAGTAGGTCGCTGAAGCCTTTCCGTTTGCGCTTTCTCACGTCCTATTCTGGCCCGGGCGGCTTCACGGGTTAACTCTTCACGTCCTGGTATAGCCTCGGTTTCAGCTCTTGTCTTTTCCGTTTGAGCCATTGTCTGCTCAAGTTCGGCCTGTCCTCGCATTTGCTCACGCCCAAACTTGTCATAGGCCATCTGACGGGCAATGTCCGCCTCCATCCTTGGCCGCTGCATTACATCAAAGCGATAGGCCCGTCCGGTTGCCGGGTCAATCGCCGAGGTTATACCGCCTGCTAAAGCTCCGCCAATAGCCCCGCCAAGCCCTCCACCCGTGGCCATTCCCTGCAAAGCACCGACACCGGCTGTCTTCACGATATCCCAAAAGCCACGCTTAGGCTTCATACCAATCTGCTCTTGCAGTTCACCGCCGTAAATCGCCTCATTCCGCGCCCGCTGAATAGGATCACGGGATTGTGGACGCGCCGGGGCCGGTGGAGCCATAGCCGATATATTACTTGGAGGTAATGGCTGCTGCGGCAAGGACATCATTTGAGGACGGTTCGCCGGTGTGTACGGATTTAACCCGAGCTGTTCAGCTGACTGTACAGGCAACGCAGCAGGAGGCGGCGTCGCAGGTGCAACGGGAGAAGCAGGGGGCGTGCCGGAGCAGCCCCGCCCTCTCTCTGTAGTCGCAGGCGTTCTTGCAGGCTAAGATTTCTGTTCATCCCGTTACCTCTAAAGAATTATTAAGCAAGCAGCCCGTTAATTTTCACGGTTACAGACCCGCCCCCAGCCACGTTCGTACCGACACGCGCCCGTAGAAACCCTGAAGCTGCACCTACCGTATTGTTAACGTAGGACTTGCCCCAGTCAGGTCAGCCGCGTTCTTGGTATCCAGCTGATGCCACGTCCCTGAGTAATCGTACGTGTCCGCTGTCTCAATAATCACCGTGCCACCGCTGATAGTGCCAGTTCCCTCAATTGTCCAAAAGGTCTGACGGCAATCCTGCATCGGAATTGGCCTACCCGTGCCCGTAGTAACTGCCGTCAAACTCTGCGCTTCCGCATCGTTAGGATTAAATTTATAACCTATCATTCCTGCCATATAAGCCTCCTAGTTAGCAGACCCATAACGCTGTTTAAGCGCTTGGCAATACGCTCCAGTCCCGCCCGCTTGCACACGGATTCCGCGATCGCTTACAATCCGTAGCAATAAATTAACGTCTCCGTTAGCCGGTGTGCCCGAAGTTGCTAAAAGTCACCGCACTAAAGTGTGGTGAAGTAATAGTCGGAGAAGTGGCGAGTACCGCATCACCCGTTCCCGTGACATTAGTCCACGCCATCACCCCTGCCGTTGAACTCTTCAGCAGGTAGTCATTACCTGCCGGTGCAGCCGTGGGCAAGGTAAAGGTTGTCGTTGCTGAAGTCGTACCCGCTTGCAGGTATAGGCGATTACCGTTAGTGGCGTTCATAAACAACGCCTTGCCCGTTACCGCGCTTTCCTGACCCAATTTCAGATTTTGCGCCCCTACGCCGGGAATGCGTAGCAACATTTTCTGCTCAGTACTATCCCTGAAGACGCCAAGGCTGGAAGGTCAACGGCAAACCCAAAGCTGGTTTCGTAGTACTGTTTTGGCTGTTCCCCAGCCACCAGAAACGGTACAGCCTGAGAGTGAATTGGCTGGCTATTTGCCCACGTACCGCCACCCAGCATCAAAGTATTAGACGCATCCCAGAATCCTGCCGGTGTCGTCCCCCGCCAGCATTATCAAAACCTGCTCCAGCAAAGTCGTACTTAAGAGCAATATGACTGATAGCAGCAGGGGATGATAGAAAGCTATTGCCGGAAATAGAACCAAACCGCGAATTCTCTTTCAGACGTATGCCGTAGGTACCAAAATCCTCGATATTATTATTGAGCAGCGGTCCACGGTAATACGAAGTACCGTCTATGGCCACGATGGTTGGCCCGTTATTTGTAGGTGCCGCCGCTAAGGTAATTGTATTAGCATTGACGTTGATAGAAGAGACTGTAGTAAACAGATTGACGCCACTAGATGTTCCGTTGGTAATGTAAACCCCGTTACCCACTTCAAAATCAGCAGCATTAGTTACATTAGCCAAAGTGGCGTTGCCCGATGTCATTACCGCGCCTGATGATGCGCCGTCCGATCGTTCCGAGTACGGTAGTACCGGTATTAGTTGAGGCGTTAAGCAGTGTCACTGTATTACCCGCAACGTTTACCGCCGTCACAACCGTTCGCAGGTGTACACCGCTGGACACGCCATTCGTCAGGATAACCTCATCGCCGGGATTAAACCCGCCTCCTGACGCCACACTTGTCCAGTTGGGTATTGCCGGACGCCATCGTTGCCGTAGCGGTAACGTATTTTTGCCCAAACAACCCCCAAAACGCGCTACTTGCACTATCAGGGGCCATTCCGTTATTGGACATCAACATCGCACCGGCAGCACGAATACGGAATCCTACGCGCCACGCCTCTACCGTCTTTACGTAGTTGTTCAGGAGCGTAACCGTGTTTGACCCGCCTAGTGCGCCAATATCAATATGGTCTTCTCCTACCTCGTCAGTCGTGACGCGCTCAATAATACCGCTAAAGATGTATGGGATATTTAACGCATCCTGACGGCTAGTCAATTAGGGACAAGTTTTCAAACTTGAACTCTGACAAGTAGGAGTTGGTATCCTTGATGTAAATGCAGTGACCGCTTGTTCCGACTGCCTTACCAGCACCGCGAACCCTAAATCCCGAAGATTCAATCCGTATCCGTAAGCAGGCGTGGTTACGTTAATGACGTTGTAGTTGGAACCACGAGCCTTGATAATACTGCGATATGGCCCGTACGCCCTCAATAATTAGCCCATTCACGTTAGCGGTAATTGCGTCGGTATTATACGTGCCAGTAGGAAGGTAAAGCGTCTTCCCGCCTGACGCCTGAGCCGCTGCAATAGCCGCCACAAGGCAAGCTGTATCGTTTGTCCCGTTATCAGCAAGGTCGCAGCCGTAGTCAGCCGCATTCACCGCCTGACGCACACCGTAAGAGTTGGGCTGATACAGTGAAACAATACGCCAATCGCCGGTAGAGTCCGCCCTCAGAACCAAGGCCTCTTTGTTCCGGCTCATCACATACGAGGATACCCCGTTAATCGTGCCACCTCCTGCCGTATTGATGGTCACATTATTGGTCACTGCACTGCCAATATCCTTGATAGTGATTACATCGGACACCTGATAGTTTCCGGCCCAAGGAATAGTGATAGTGCAAGCTGAACCGCAATTAGCCTCGATGCAGCGCACCCCCGGCCCCGTTAAAGCAGTAGTAGCCGTTACCGTTATCTTTTCGGCTAAACTGTCAGCCCGCGCTAAGTACCCCACGGCAGAGGCGGTTGAGTTGTAGAAAGTGCTGATTCGGTCGGGACTACCCGCTGTCACGATTTCAGGCCCCCTGCCAAGCGTCTGCAACGGAGGAATGCCGTTAGAGTGAATTGCCTGACTGTTCGCATACGAAGACGCCTTGTTTTGTGAACTGTACGCTGTCTTCGACGTACCCCCGCATAATCAGCTCAGAAAAGTAATCAACCCCGTTGTTGGCCAAATCAAACTGAATAGCCTTACCCGTACTAATACCGGAGTTGTCCATCTGCACCGTGGTCTGGCCACGCAGACTGACAGTAGAGCCGTAGTACGACACCACGCCATATGCCACCCAGCTCTCAAGGTTGCAATCAATGCAGGTAAACTTGGCAACCCCGTTTGACCCGTCTACCGCCGCTTTCTTACCAACAACGGCCCAGGCTGACCCGCCAATCACGTTGTTGACGCCGTTACAGCCACGGCAGGTAAACTCACCCGCCTTGATACGAAAACCCGTCGTCTCCCCACTGCGGGGCCGTAGACGGTGAAGCCCCGGTCTGGGATGTCCGGAGCAGGCCAACGTAAATCTTGTCAAATACGTTCTGCGGCATAGTGGCCGCGTCGTACAATACCGGAAAGCCCTGATTATTGGATATGTACAGGTCACTAAACATCGAGCTGTACGTCCTGCCCACGAACAAGCCGTCACCACCCGTATCAAGGATGTCTACGCTATCAACGCGCACGTTAAAGATGGACGCGTCGTCAGTTACGTACAAACCAGTCTGTGACGTTCCAGATGTCACTGTTCCTGTAATACCGACCTGCTTTAGCGTTGGGCCGGTAAAAATGTACGCGCCAGCACCTTCAACTAGGGAGACTATTGCGGCGTTTGTAGCCGACTTGATGATGCTTCGATTGCGGCCATCACCTATAACCGTCACCCCGCCAGGAATAGACAAGCCAGAGACGTTGTACACTCCGGTGGGGACATATACCGTCTTGCCCCCTGCCGCCGCAGCCGCGTTAATGGCGGACTGAAAGCAGGTCTGGTCAACCGAACCGCCATCGTCATCGGGATCACAATTGTAATCTGTAACAATATTGATGGCCTGCGGGGTTCCCCGGTCGTCAAAATAGAAGCGTTGCTAATAGTCAGCCCGGTTCCAACCGTCAAACACGCAGGCTGATTGCCTGTTACAGCGTAATAAATCATCTGCCCGGTAGAGCAGGGCTAGTAACCGGGCGTCTATCTGGGCCTTCGTGTACGCCTCGTTGGCAGGCGGCACTATTGCCGGGGGCTATTGAACTGACACAACGCCGTCCAGCTTGTTGGTGTTACCGGCGGAACCCGAAACTGGTCAGCGCAGGCATATATCTGTATCAAGGCTATTATCAGGCCGGTAGAAGGCCGCCGTGTATCGAGCCTGATTTGTTGGCCCTACGGCGTCCGTTGTGGCGTCGATAACCAGCTCAGGAATGTACAGCGTGCGAACACCGCTAACCGTGATAACCGAGGGCTCCATATCGCTTATACCAAGCTCCCGTACCCGGTGTACCGGGCTGCACGATATAGGTCTTCCCAAGGGGTTGAAAAGCCCGGTCAGCATATATGCGGTATTCAACATACGGATGCCACACCACGGTCGCCGGGGAAGTCTCGGGACAGCCCCCGGTAAGAGTAGCCTGCGACGTGCTATCCACGTTTTTAACGTAGTAGTTCTGGACTCCAACCGTGATATAAAAGCCCCCCATACCTACCCATTGCGGCCGAAAGCAAGCCGCACAGGTCAGTAGGGCATTAGTTCCGTTTGTGACCGTCACTCCGGTAAGGGTGACAGCCGACTGCAAGCCCGTTGGATTAAAATTGGGCTGCGTAGTTGCGCCAATCGTTACATCCGTAGCTTTTGCGGAAACAGTTAAGCATAAGGCTATAAAAGCAATCTTAATAAATCGCATGTATTCTCCGTTAACTATTCTTCCAAATACATCAGCTGTACTACCCGTAATAGTACGACCCGCTACTGCTAGGGGCACGCCCGCCAGACGAACCCAAACCTGACCCCGGTTTGCTTCCCATTCCTTGCAATAACCCGCTCCCAACACTGCCAGCACCCTGAATGATGCTTCTCCAGATGCTTTCAGTTGGGGCACTGAGTATACCCTGTCGTCTGACTAGTAAGAGGTCTGCCGATGGTCATCTGCGCCAAGGCCAACCGTCGCATGAAATTGTTCTGCAACGCATTGTTGGCTGCTTCAGAGAGCTGCGCTCCGTATTGTTGCGTCCCCATCATGTTTTCCATTCCAGACATAATTCGACGCGACACGTTTGGCATTCTTTGACCGTAAGCCGTACTTGCCTGCTGTTGCGCCATTTGTTGCTGCCGGTCAGAGACGGCCTGCATTCCAGGAGACATCGATTCAGGCATCTCCGGCATACCGCGCAATGCCTGCGTATCCTGAGTTTCGCTTGGTCGCCATTCCTGATACCGAGTGGTCTGCTCTGCTGGCAACTTCATCGGTTTAGCTTTTCCCATAACGGTATCCTTTGTTTATAAGTCTGCTAGTAAAAAGTCTTCTATTTCTGCCCTAATTACTAAAAACAACAGGTACAGGAAAAACACCGTACCACTAACAGCGTTGTCTCCAATAAGGGCAAAACCTAAATAACGAATGGAAAACCCCAGATATCCGGGATGGTCACAGTACTTATATAAACCCGTTGTAACCCTGTACGGCGGAGCAACCAAATCACCTCGAAAAAAGGGGTTATCGTGCAACGACTTAAGGGCAACGCACGTCCCCAAAACAATTAGACCAACGCCTCCCGTGACCCGCCATAGAGTTAAGGGACTGCTCCAAAACGCCCCAATACACGTAGCAACCATCAGCACCCACGGCACGTATTTAGCCTTACCTTCATCTCGCTTGTACGTTGCCAGAACATGTTGAGGGGCCATAAACACGTTTACTGCTAATACTGCCAGCCACAAGCCGCCCGTTAAAAGTACTACCATTACACCCCCGACGCCGCAGCGGCTCCAGCTATTTGCGCCCCGGTACGTATGATATCGCCCCAAACGCTTGTAGTTGGCGCAGAATCGTAACCTGATACGCGAGCGCTAAGTGGTCGGCCCAAGGTCATCTCAGCCAATTGCATTCTACGGGCAAAATTGGCTTGATTAGCATCGTACGCAGCTTGCCCTGTCAAAGCACCGTAGTCCTGCTGCAACCCACGCTGTTCACGCGCCTGTAGTGCCTGCCGAGTCTCCTCAGGAACACCGGTGCCATACGCATTTCCCCATCGCTGCCGTGACAACTCCTGTGCCCGTCCGTACTGTGCCCCAAGAGCGGGTGCAAGAGATTGTGGCATTACTGGCATATCCCTTACGGCTTGAATATCAGGCGTATTAGTAGGTGCCCATTCCTGATATTCGTAGTTCCGCTCGCTTGGCAGCTTCATTGGCTTCGCTTTACCCATTTGGCAACCTCGTCAATACAACCCATTCATCATTCCGAGTCTGCTCGACAAACCCGGCAGCTTTTGCCACCCTGATAGCGGCGCGATTCTTGACCTCAATTTCCGCCTTTAGCCCTACAGCTCCCAACTCAAGCAGGCGGTCAGCAAACTGACGCGCATACAAATACGTCACCGTCGGGTGTATCGTATGACGTGGGACGTTGGCGTGAACCGCTAACCAACCATCACCGTCATCCTGAGCCTGAAACAGGGCTACAATCTTATCGTTCCACGTTACCCCCAGTTAATCTCATACACTGGCTGGCCAAACTCTATAACCTCGCTAGGCACAAGGACTCGCGTCGAAAACGTCTGAGACAATAAAGGTAGATAATATTTTCGGGCTATTTCACTGCCCGTTCCAACACCAAAAGCATTGCGACTTACCGCTAAAGACAGTTCTACGTCAGGTCTAGCCATAGATACCTCCAATCGTTAGAGCCGTCATTGACGGCGCTAGTGGTCAGATTTGCGAGGAACACCTTAACGGTGTCCGTAGCCGATACTTCGCAGCCGCCAAAAACCAACCCAGCGTCTAGGGCGTTAGGAGGCTGCAAAATCACAATATCACCTGTCGCTACCCCGGTAAGCGTTACATCTACAGAGCCGCGACTACTCGCGGATATACTACCGGGGTCTATACTTAAAGTTCCGGTGGCCGTGTTTTTGATAATCGGCCCTCCCCCAATCTTCAGGTCGCCGAACGTGCCCTGATTAGTAATGTTCAGGCTGCTAAACGTTGGCGACCCGGAAGACTGGAGGTTTTGCGGCAGGGTCGCGGTCAGCGTGTCACCACTGAACGCTAAACCCGCGCCATTTGCATCACCGGCAACATTCTTGGGAGAAGGGTTGCCCCCAGCGTCAAATCCTACAATTTGCGCCGTTGTGCCCGTAGCACCGATAGTCCCGACATTCGCCGCTGCCTGCTGCGCGGTCTGCTCTGCCGCTTGCGCCCCGCCTTGCAGGTAATCGTAATCATAAATGTCGATACCGTAATAACTCATCTCTGAATACCGTTCACGATCCCGTTGACAACGACCTCTGTTACGACGGCCGAATTACCGGCAGAATCTACCCGGACGCTAAATGACTGAGCATTCGGAATATTCGTGAACACTACGTTTTGATGCTGTACATCGCAACCGGCCAAGGGTAAGCTCACCACGGCTTTAGATATGTCGGTTACATCGGGAATAGCCAGTCCGGGTTCCCCTTTGAAAATGTACAAGTTGTCAGCTGCACCGGTAAACTTGATGGCTTTAATTGTCTGCCGAGGCCCGTCTTTATCGAGGAAGGGAAACGCGACAAACGAAACGGTTCCTGCTCCGGTTCCGCCTTCCCACTGGTACACCTTAAACTCGGCCCCTGATTTGATAATCAGTTCACAGGTGTTATTGACCGTGGCTGCGCTTACCACCTGTCCCGTGACCTGTATAGGTAATCCCCAGACACCCTGTTGCAACATATACGGGATGATAGTGGTATAAGTACTGCCGTCGTAGTGCATAGCCAGCACTGCGCCGTTAGACGGGTCAAGCCCCATTACAACTCGGGATACATCCCAAGTCGCCATGTCTGATTCGACTGGCGCGGCAAACTCAAGGTCTGGAGAATCGTCAACTCTTGTACGCACAATCTTCACGCCGGTGGACGTACCTACGGCGGCAAACAAGGTTCCTTCCGCGACTACGGCCTGAGCAGGCCCGGAGAATCCAAATGACCACGCCTGACGTATCAGGAACGGGTCAGCCGGATTCTGCGTAAAGGTTACTACCTCTAGGCCGTTAGTCGTAAGAAGGAATATCCTCGCATCTCCCGCCAGCGCGTGAACAATATTGGCCCCGCTCTGTGTTGAACGGGCCAAAATGCGTGGAAAACTCTCGGGGTTTCCGATTTTGGAAGGATACAACACGTTGTCCCGCCATCCAAACGGGACGTTGTTAAAAAGCATCAAGCCGTCTAAAATTGGCGGCTCATCGTTATCAAACTCAAATAGGTCCGTTAGCTCACCATTCTCGCCATTCCAGAACAATCTCTTTGACGGTGGCCGTTTTAGGTGCAGCTTGGTCTGCTCCAGACACTACCGTAGCCGAGGTGTCCGAGGTGATAGTGGCAATCGTATAATCAGTACCACTGACAGTAATGACGTCGCCTACCCGCAGGTCACGGGTAAACCGTGTTCCAGTCCCCGTCAACGACTTGCGTGGCGATGCCCGATTGTTCCCTCGATCGTTAACACTGACTTCACGTATCAAGTCTCCAAGGGCCAAAATTACCCTGCCCCCAATACGTTCCGCCATACATCCACGCATCCTGCCCGCTGATAGCCGCAGGTAATACCACCCGTGATTCGATTGTTACCACTGGAGGATAGAGTTTGCGTTTGTCCTCCACCGTTAGTAGCCACCGTAGACTGGGTTCGAGATAGTTTCTGTTGCAATACGCTTGGCAGCACGCAATCAACGAAACAATGCCGTCCATCCCCTTAGTACCGCCCGGTTCTATGGAAACGGTGCCAATAGAAGCTGGGGCTGGTAGTCCGGCATCGTGGGCCGCATACGTCGTACCGCTGAGGAGTGCCACCCGTAAACGCCCCGCCGTGGCAGAGGTTGTAACCCCTGTCAATGTAAACGGCGTAGTCGTAGACTCGTTGATGTAGACTTGCTGTCCGGTTTCCTGGCTTAGATAGAAAAGTGCCTGATTGTATCTGACAAGAGAAGACTTTGCGTTTACGGCCGACCCGCCAATGACCCCTCGATTTGTATTGAGCGGAAAAATACGTGGCCCAGTCGTACTCAATCCGGTTTGACGCAAGTTCACGCCCCGCACTGGGACAAGTCGGCCAAACGGACGCAACCAATAATTCAAGCCCCGGAACAGTACGTTCGGGGCAGCATCCGGCCCCCCATAGCTCTGAGAAGGCCGATAACCACCAGATACACTGTAAACCACTAAGGGTTGATACATGCTTACTCCGCCTTATCGGCTTGCACTTTGGTTACAGCCATCTTGACCAGCAGGTCTACGGCGTCATTCTCGAGGGTTGATGGCAGGGTAGCCGTCGTCGGAACGAAATTGGCCGTAACCGTCAGCGGCCCCTGTACGTCATACTTGTCACTATTAAAGTAGTCTCCTGACGTGGCTGACCGAGTATAGATACGCTGATTTGCCAAGGTGTAGTACCATAGTCCCGGCGTCAGATACCCTTCAAACTGCTCCCGGTTCGGAATATACACCAGCTTCAAATTAGTCAGGCTGTCTCGCACTACCCCGTAAGGAATCGACCAATACAGGATATCCGCCAAAGAGGTAATCGACCCCACGTCGGTTAGAGGTTCCCCTACTCCACTTACCAAATCTACGGAATACTCCTGCATTAGCAAGGGAGCGCGATTATGGTCTTTGGCTACCTCGTCCGCCAAGGTTTGCATCACCGAGGGAATCATCGAAGACAATTCCGCTTCTTGATCCAAAACGGGAACCGGCGACGGTGTTCCCGACGCCAGCACCATAATCGCTCTGCGTGTCAGCTCAAGGTCGGTCATTGAACCCCCGGCATCGGCACGCCCGTCTGACGCCCGACGCTACGAATTGCCCCCAAGTATGCAGCATACAACTCGGCGTGCATCTGAAACGCCTGCGCCCATACGCCTTCTTTAGTAAGCAGGTACGCCATAGCCCCGTGTACTATTGCCGGTGCGTGACTGTCACGGCAACGGATATTCCCTGCCCACGTGGCCCGTGCTACCGCTGGCCCTGTTATCTTGGCTTGATTAGGTGCTGCGAAATACAGCTTGCTTCCCATTATCGCGTACACATTTAGACCGGCCGGATACATTGACTGCTCGTTCTCAGTCACCATCCTTACGACTGCCAGCGGACGTTCAATTAAAGGCTTCAGCGTGGTACCGTCTATGATACCGCTGTATTTACCAATAAACGGCTTACTATTCGCGCTGTTTATCGGTAGCGTTGCCCCGTTGGATAACGCTACCGAAAGCTCCTCGAAATCAGCCCGTTCAGGATGAAACTCATTAAGCCCTACCTCGTAGCAGATACGGTACTCGGAATCTATAACGGCCTCCTGAATCAGACCTTCCGGCCAATCCGTAGACACCGAGGCTACCGTACCCGACGAAGCGTTTGTAAAGTTCTGCTGGGCTATTGCCGGAGTGGTTGCCGGAAGAGCGTTCAGCAAAGACATTACCTCAGCTTTGATACTGTTAAAGCTAACGGCCATTAGAATCCATACCCGTTGACCATTACCCCTACCGGATAAGGTCGATACTCGTAGTCATTAGCGTATCCCAGCTTACCGTTGACACCTTCACGGCTGGTTTGAGCCTTGTAGTTATCAAAGACACGCTGGAACTTAACCTCGTCGTGAAGCAGGCTATCCCGTATGGCCCCCATCTGAATTTGCCACGCCTTTGGGTCTTCCTGTGGACTTAATCCTCGCCAGTGACAGAAAGGAAGGGCCGCAATAGCCGCCTGAGTGCGTACAAGATGATGGAACCCGCTTGCCCCAGGGGTGTCCCCCAAGGTGCCATACTCATACATCGTCTCATACCAGATTTCGTACGCCGATGAATCACCCGGGATAGGCACGGGCCTGACAAACCAGCCCTGCCCCTCCTTGCGGTAGAAAATCATCTGAACCGCGCTATGCTTGCTAACGGCAAAGTTCATTTGCGGCCCGGCGTACCGCTTATCGGCATCCTGAATCAAGCTGAACGGTATCTCCCGCCGAACGTGATACGGGTCAGACAAGTCAATCGTGTAACAGACCACCGGACGGCCAAAGTTGGTCGCGGTAATCAGGTAGTCTTCTAACCCTGACTGCATATTGATTTGCCACTTGTCTACCAGACCAGTGGTTACGTGTATTGACCAGCTGGGCACTGTGATGTGCCAGCTGGTCAGTCAAAAGCCGTAGGAGTATCTGATCATCGGGCGCACTAGGCAGGGGATTGCCTAGTCGCGCCCGAATCAGAGCTACATTCTGCTCATTTGTCGGCACTGTCAGCCTTCTTTCGGGATGCCGGGAAGGTGCAGGCGGGTCCGCCTGTCTCTGCGCCAACGCTTCCATCATCAGCCGATTCTGCTCAATCAATGCCTTTACGGCATCGGCAAGGCCATTTGCCTCTTCACCCGCTTTCTCGCTGACCACCTTTAAGGTGTTAGCAATATTCACCTCGGTTGAGTGAATTTCGGGTACGCCTGTCCTGCGCAACATCTCACGGTCAACAATGTCGTATTCCCGCTTGAACCCTTCATCATTTGGAGCCAGCTTCATGCAGGAATGCGTGAACTGCAATCGCGACCTTTGTATCGAATCCGCCAGCTCTGCCGCGCCAATCAGTTCCTGCAACGTGTCCAAAATGACCGGCCTGTACTGCTGAGGAATATTTCCCATCTCATTTTGTAAATCCATCCATCGCTGCCGCAAATACGCAATAAGGCTGGAATTGCTTTCTGGTACATTGTGCAGCCCTTCAGGAAAAACAGGGCATTCAAGTCTGACCTGAGCGTACACCTGCAGGAGCTTCCCGCAATGCCCTGACCTCAACCAGTCCGCTCTTGTAGGTGGCATTATTCTCGTTATCGATAAGACGTTCGGCTTCGTGCTTGGCTCGACGCCAATACTTACCGTACACCACCATTACCCCGGTAGGATCTCGCTCTTCGGTTCCGGGAATCAGGTCGCCTTCACGTATATTGTATACGTTCTCCTTCGCCATATAGCTCCGCAATGGCGTGATCTCGCCCCGCAGGAAATAGCGATTAGGCACAGCGGACGTGTCCGTGTTTAGTACCGCCCATCCCATCTGAACAAAGAATCGCGGGTCATCAAGACGAAGCGATTCATCAACAATCGGCGTCTGCTCATTCCGCAGTGTTTCCCGTGCTGTTTGCATCTTGCTCCTTAGTTTGTGGCGTACCCGACTTGGAATGACCTGAAGTCCAATGATACTTGCCGTGTTGTATCACCGACGGGTCATAGCGTAGTCCAAGTATGAGCGTGCGTCTTTGTCCAGTCTTCCAGACGCTCTCGCAGCTCTCGCCCTCGCCGTTCATCACGCGCCTCAAGCATATCCTGACGCTGCTTTCAAGCTGCTCAGGCGTAGGCGCAACCTCCGAATTAGACGCCTGCTCCCGACGCCTTAGTGCTTTCTGAATGCGCTCAATATCGGACTCCGTAGGTTGCCGATACCCGCCCAAACAGGGTTCTCCGTCCTTTACCTCCGCCCCTGAGCAACACTTATCATCGTGATAAGCAATCATAAAGGCGGTTTGATACCATCCATCTTCCGGGCACGGGCCGAGGACATCCATTCGTTCCAGTGTCTCACTGTTCCACTGGTATCGAGCATTGTCCCATCGGTCATTGCTCATCAGCTCTGCCCGTGGTATGTGTTCTTCCACGTAAAAACGCGGAATCCCAATATCTACGATTCGTTCACCGTCCTGAAGGCGGTAGAACGGGTACTTGGAACGCCACTCACCACAAACAATCATTCTTGTGGTTTCAACGTCCTGTCCCCAAACAATCCGCAACCGGGACTGACCAGTGGCCGTTTTACCCGCCGCCTGGTCAATCCGTGATTGCCAATACTTCAAATTCACAGCAGCAGGGCAGCGTGTATTGCCTGCCCGGATGATTTCAGTCTCATTGTCGTAGACTGGATGTGATTGGAATATCATAGTCTCTCAAGCACCCTCAACGAGGGCGCGGTTTAGGGCGTCAGCCACCTCGGCGGTAAATCATAGGTCACTCCTGAATCAGCACAAGCACGTTGTGTCGTACCCGCCGTCGTAACATCGTACGTCAGGGTTACGCTTGTATTAGTACCCGCCGATGAAAGGTTATTGGAAAACGCGCCGCCGATTACGCTTGCCACGAAACGCCCCCGAAAGGGCGTAATCGTGGAAGTGTCAGCCGCCGTACCTGCCGGGAGTCGCCACAGTTCAGCGTGATACCCGGCTACCGGAAACGGCTGGTCAACATAGGCGGACACGACTCTTGTAGCAGTCTGTACAGCCATCTAGTCCTCCTATCGGCGACCAATCAGAATCAGGCGATACTTCTCCGTCGTAAGCGTCGCGATTTTATTCTTCACGTCCACCGTGCTATTAACGTTGGCTAGATTGAGAGTATCCGTCACTGGCAACGTACTAATGACATGCCGGATATCTTTGATGTAACGCGGCGTAAGGGTCGTAGTATCCGCCCCAGACGCCGTGCCACCGGTATCAACAATCTCAAAGACTTCCTGAATCAAACCGGAGTCGGCGAACATAATCGGCGTCTCTCCGTTGACAGCAATCTTCTCGGTTACGTTTGTATACGCGAGAGCCATACTCTATTACCCTCCTATTAGGCGTTAGCGGCAACCTGAGTCGCCAATCCGGTGACAGACGCTCGCTTGATGAGAGCGTGGCAGCGCGGGTCGCTGGTTCCAAAGTTGTAGTGCGCACCAATCGCGCCGGTATAGGCATCTGAGCCATATCCCGACACGCCTGAACGCATACGAATGGAGTTACCGTCCATATTGTAGATACCAAACGGACGCTCCGTGTACTTCTTGATCTCGCCCTTGCAGACCAGATAAATACGGTCTTCGTCGCAGTCCGGGTCAATGAAGGCAACCGTGTCACCTGACTGGAACTTATCAAACGAACCATCAAACGTCTTAGCGTCACCATCCCAACGCTTGTAGTTCATTCCGAGGCGTCGAAGCGCATCATCCTGAGCCAGCGACATAATAGCCGTAACCGTCTTGGCCTTACCTACACCAGCACGGGCGATAAGCAGGTTCTTGATCTTGATAAAATCAGCCACCGAAATAGCCGAACCAGCCAAATCAGTCACCGGGGACTTAAGCTGCGGATAGGTAGCACGGCTCAACAGCTGGAACGTACCCGTATCGTTGTTGATAAGATACGACAAACCTCGAGGAGCCTTGTACAGCGACCCTGACAGCACCATTACGTCAGTGTCCACAATGCTTGGCGTCGGACTGACAGTCGCCGTAGTATTTGTCAGCGCAGTCACAGTCACCGTAGCCTTATAGGTAGCAAACGTCGCGTCGTAGATGTCGTACGTTTCGCCCACCCGCAGGTGAACGCCGCCCTTAGTGGAACCATACGTAGACAGCGGCGTATGCGCTGACGGATTGTAAAGGGTTAGCGTAGCACCGGAAATGGACTTAATAATCGCCCGAGCCGCCGTCCCGTCGTCGTAAGCCTGATAGTTGGCTTCCTTCATCAGGGCCGTGGTTCGCATTTCGAGCAGGCCGTTCATACCCTTAACAAGGGAAGAGGCGTCTTTTACGTTAGCCAGAGCGCGTCCAGTAAACTCAAAAGCCATTGTCAGGCTCATCGGGCTAACGTACATATCGTCGTTAGTCTCAGCTCCGGGCTGTTTAAACGAGCCACCCTCGGCAATCGACCCCACGCCCGTCGGTGGACGGAGGTAGGACGGGATACGGAAGCCCTTACCGTTAACAAACTGCGAATCCGCAGCCTGGTCAAGCAGGTTGTAAGTAGCCTTTTCCTGCTCAAACTGCGGACGCAGAACATTGTCCGAAATCTGATTCAGGGCAGGCAGGATTGTGGATATATTAACCGCAACTCCCATTTAGATTCGTCTCCTTACGAGGGGAAGTTTATCTGCGCGGCCAACGATTCCAGAAACTCCGAGGACGCCTTACCGTCCGGCCCCAAAGCTCCCTAGTCGCTCCCGCACCGACCGTACTTCCCGGGATTTCCCTTCGATTCGGCATCTGTCCGCTCATCTGCTGATAAGCGCGATAGCCCTTAAACACTTCATCAAGACTCTTTCACCTGCTCGCGGAGAACCTGACCCAACCGGGCATTAAACTGCGCGGCCAATGCTCTGCCCCTACGCTCATCCTGACTTGCCGCAAGGCGTTCGCCCTGCAGTGTCCTCAGCGGAGCATTCTGGAGCAATTGAGCGGCATCGGCATACATCTGAGCAAACTTCTGGTCGCCCAAGACCTTTGCCATTGCCCCTTCAAGCACCATCCCGTATATTGCCTGATTCTGGTCTTTCGTCTCATCGCCGGGGCCAAATGGTTGCCACTTGGCGAGCTGGCTGTAGTGCGCCTTTTCGTACTGCTGAGTCAGGTCTATTGCCTGTTGCTGGCCGGTTTGATAGGCCTGCTGATACGCTGCCTGATATTGCGCTTCGGCTTGCTGCCGTTGAGCGTTATCAAGCTGCTGCATCCGCATTTCCCGTTCCAAGTGATAATTCCTTACTTCGTCTGTTTGAAGAAGTAAATCATCCATCACCGAGGACGGAAGTGCCTGCGCCGTAGCCCTGAGATGTTCAGGAATACCGGCCAACGTCTCAGCGTCCAAAGATCCAGACGCTTGTGGCACTCCACCCAAGTCCGCTGGTAATCGCCCCATTTGCTGAAGTTGAGCAATCGCGTAATCAGGATTGAACTCGATTGCCTTTGTCACCAAATCCGCATAAGCGGGTTGAGCGTTATCGTAAAGAGAAGTAAGGAACTCTGTCGTTCCTTCCGGCGTACCTGAAAACAAGGTATTAACCAGTTGAAGTGATTGCAAAGCCCCTTCGGCTCCCAAATGCTTCAAACTGGCTTTCCATCTGTCTTAAAGCCTTAGTCCGTTCTCTTTCAGCGGTTCTTGCGCTTCGAAGTGCCTGAACGAGGCCTGGAACCTTGGCTGGTCAAGACTGGGGTCTTGGGCCAAGGCATCAATGTCCTCGTCCGTCTGCTCATCAGAGGTAGGTGCAGCATCGTCGTCTTCCCACGACCAACCGGCGTCAATTGACTCTTCGGTGGTTGAGGCGGCAGTCACCGTCTCAGGGGTTTGACCTGAAGTGTCCGTACCTGCAACGTCGTCACTCGCGGAAGTGACAGGGCTTTCATAGCCCGAATCAGCCGTTGCAACCGAATCCATACTCGCGGAGGTAAAATCTTCCATAAGCTCCAATGGAAAACCCGCTGTCAAACACGAACCCGTCAGGGCAGGGTACTTACCCGTAAACCTTACGACTCGTCTCTGACAGCGGGCTGTTGTTGGTTTGGTACAGGGAGAAAAGTGCCCGTACCGCTAACAGGCGGCTGTAAACCTAATCCTGCTCGTCAGGTGTGGCAAACACCTTTTCGTAATACCGGATAATCATCAGTATTGCCCGTCGCCACACCATAAACTCTTCCTTGTTGGAAAACATCATTAGTAGCGTCTTCCTTTCCTCATCTGACGCTTGCGCTGCATATCTTTACCAGCGCGTTCCGGTAGATTCTTAGTAGAATGACCGGAAACGTATTCCTGCGCTTCCGCCTTTGACAATCCCGGCGATTTCACATCCCCGGCGGCAGCGGCTCTCATAAACCGTGCCTGCGCTTTTGATACTGGCGGCATATCAGACCTCCTTCATTCTTTGTTACCACTTCGAATAATTTTTATGCCTCTTGTTTGCCTACCCCATTTGGCTGAGGACGGGGTGTTCCTTCTTTGGTTGCCTGCTCCCTGTCTTCCCTAGGGGGCGGGCATTTCCGCTTTCCGGCTTCTGTTCGTCTTGCGGCCCCATCAGGGCAGGCTCTCCAGCCATTCCAAGCGCTCCGCCTATCTGGGCTTCCATCATCATTCCCTGCAAGTGTGCCGCAATCATCGCCTTAACTCCCGACCGTAACATGGGGTCAGCGGCAATCCCGGCATCGGTTGTTAACCAGTCCCTCAAATAGTTGATGCTGGCCTGATGGCCAAGCTCCTCCACCTCAATCGGCGGGGTAAAGACCTGTAAAAGCATCTGACCCATTTCCGCCATCGGGTCTACCGGAGTTTCTATCATTTCACCCGTCATCGGGTCAGCGGTCATCTGCGTAGGTGGTAGCGATGTTGCCATCTGTGCCAGCATTGGCAGCGCCTCCTTCCATCTGACGGATACGTAGCTGAGCCACCTCAACGACGTTACTGAAATCGTCACTACCGAGGTCTACGTCGTACAGCTCGGAAAGCTGTTCAATCAGGGAGGGCATCTGGTCTATCGCCATTTTCAGGCCCGGCAAACCACCAACGTCCATTAGCAATGCTCGCCATCTTTGCCGACGCTCGAGGTTAGTCTGAGGTAAGTATGACTCGGGAACAACCTCAGCAAACAAGTCACCATCTATATCCGCCTCACTAAACCACTGCCCTTTTACCTCGCCTCGTTTGCCAGCCAGATGCACAAAGGTTTCCTGATAGGTGTGATCCCTAAACAGTCGCAGAAGGATTTCCGCTCCCCGCCTGTCCACGTCCGCTTTAAGGGCCAACTGCGGCCCGAACAAGCTCTGGCTGGTAGCCTGCGCAATTTCAGCCCCCGTCGCTGTCTCATTATTGACTCCCGGCAACCCGCCTGAAAAATCCGTAACCCGACTAGCTTTCTGCATAAAGTAGTCAAGTTGTTGGGCAAAGCTAAAGTGCTGCCCCGTCGGAGGCTGCGGTTGCAGCTGATGCACAGCGTTTTGCAATGTTGCCCCGTCTAGTGCTGACAGGTTAACGGGTATGTTTTGGAGTGAGCCAAGATAACTGGACACACCGTTAGGTAGTAAGCGTTCATCGAAGAGCGTTGCGGGCATAGCGGATGTTCGCAGTTGTGTGTATATAATCGACATAATGAGGTTGTATTGGCGTTGTCCCTCAACCATGTCTTCAATGCCCGTTCCGAGGCTTGAAATTGCTCGCATCCGGTACACCTGACCCACGAAAAAGTCCTTGTGATGCTCATTTCGTAGCTCTACACACCCTTCTACGCCCTGAATCCATGCACTGTACATACCTTTTGGAAACAGTTCTATAAGAGGCGTTCCGGCCGGTATATCCATCCCCGTGACCGTGCGGAACGGCTGACTCAGGGACAAGTTGGCGTACATAGCAGGGTCTAGCCATACCTGAATATAATCAATAACCGGCTCATTCAGGCCTGTATCGGTTTTTACGTAAGCAGACGGAGCGCCAAAAGTGCTATTGCGTAGAGCTTCCTCAGCGTCCAGACCAGAATCGTCACTCTTGCTTGCCCTCAATTTCAGTTCGGGATATTGAGCCTCCAACAAGCTTAATCTGACCCGTCGTTTGCGTATCAGGAAAGGACTTTCCTGCGGCGACTTACCGAGATCGTGTTTAAGTTCAAACGCGGGGATAGATTCAACAACAATATCGCCTATATTCTTTTCTTCATACCCCGTAACGGTTTCAACCTCCAACGGCTCTGCTGGCTCGATTTCAATAAAAGGCGAACCGCACGCCGGGCAGGCCGGATTGCCATCCGGAGCTGTCTGCAGCTCTGATTCCGTCCCGCCGTCTCCGCATTCCGCGCACATCCACGCAGATTCACCAAACTGTATCTGCTGCGTATCAGTAATTGGAAACCGGCCCGTCCGCTCCGCCTCTTCGCTGTAATAATAGTACCGGCAATACTTGCCACATTGGGCCATCATAGCCTCGGTCTGCAGAAAGGTCGGCGTATACAGCTTTCGCTTGTAATAATCGTGAACCATTGTGGCGACCTTTGCCGCCCCGGTGGACTGGTCGGAATCGTTAGAAGCTCTCCATATTACGTCTGTTTGAGACTGCGCCCACTTGGCCTTAATGCTGTCAGAGTAAAACCCTAGAACGTTGTAGGCGTATACAGGCTCATCGGTCTGACGGGGCAGGGGCACGGCTCGCCAACCTCGGCCGTAGTTGGATTGACGGAGCAGCTGTTTGCCCTCAATCATCAAGAATATCATCTGCCACAAGAGCCGCTGATTGCGCCAAATGTCGGCGTTTTCGTCTTCTAATTGCTGCTTGATTTCCTTAAACCAGTCAGGCTTTACCTGCACCGTGCGATCACGGGCCTTGTCGGCGATATTTTGCTGCAATGGATTAGCAGGAGACAGGTTGTCCCCGCTAGCATTGCTTTCTAATGTAAAAGGTTTCATATCGCTCCTAGGTCGTACTGCTTGTTATCGCCGTCAAAGAAAGTAACCGTACCCATTGCTAACGTATGTATGCCGCTGGTCGTAGTTCTGACCTGTATATCATAGAAATATGTAGCCCCTCCGGTTGCCGCTGCACTATTCGTACTACTAATATTAAAAAACATCGCAATCTGCCCGTCACTGCTTGAGGCGTCCGTTATTTGCCCGGAAGAAGTAGCTGAAGTCGTAATTTCAATCTGAAATAAACCGGGGTCACCTGCGGCTAATGACGGTTTCACGGTCAGCCACGCCTTATCAATCGTATGGCCGGATGGTAGTCCCGTAAAAGTTCGCTCTACGCAACGAAAATCTCCCCTTACAATAGGTTTAAGATTATTATTAAAAGCGGTCATGTGAAGCCTCGCTAAATATACCGTTCGTATATCCGCCCAATCTGTGCAACCTACCGCCAGTGTGTCGTTCCAAATGGGGGCTATTACGTGAATATCTACCCATTGCGGGTCGATAGTTTCCACGTCCGTTGCAAGGAGATTTATTGGCCCCGGCTCTGGCCCGTCTTCCCCCACCATAGCGAGGTGTTCCATAATTGTACTCCCCATATTGTCGCCATGCGTTTTGCTAATTTACCGCTAATTTAGCCTGTTTTATAGTCCGTTCAGTTAATGGGTCATCTAGTACCAGCTCAGTTGGTTTGCGTGGCAGCTTGTAAATCTTATCCGCTTGTTCACGTGTCAGCCAGTTGGTTTTAACAAACAGCTCAATTTGACGGATGGTCAGCGATCCATTCTGCCAATTGGTTGATATGAGGGGATATCGGAGCGATCCCGTTGGCGTCCCCAGAATAGCATTTAGTCAAGCTCTCTTATAGTTCTATCTCAGCTCGTACTACTACGTTTTGGCCTCCCTGGCATAGATATACACGGATTGACCTGCTGTTGGTGTAGGAGACTGACCAGCAAAATTGGCGTCAAATTGAACTGCTATACTGGCTTGTGAAATATTAAGACCAGCATTGATATATTGCTGAACAAGCGTAAAGTTAGCAGCAATAGCTCCATTGTTTGCGGTTATACCAGTAGCGTTGGTAACAAAGATGTAATAAGGAGAACTAGCCGAAGGCGAACCTAAGGATATTCGGGGTTCTACCGGGTTTGGTAAAAACATGAATCCACTAAAGGTAGAAGCAGTAACACCATTTATTACACCTGAACAAATAAATTCGTTACTGCTACCCGCCTGCCTGTATATGTACAAGTATCTTTGTGCCAGAGACAGCCTCTAATGGATAAGCACGGCGATCAAAATCAGTTTTGATGCCCCTGGTTCGAGCTGTACATTTGTGAGCTGCAATGTGTTGTTTTGGGCAGCAGCGTTTTCAGTCCAAATAAAAACAATGAGATTGGTAAAAGAACTGCCCAGAGTTACAGTTAACGGTGTAGCAGCTGTCCAAGTATTCGCACTTGGCGTCATGTTGGCAGTGCCGGAAAGGGTGGTCGTAGTTGAGATAAAGGAAATTGCCAGTAGTGAAATTGGTACTTGTCCAATTTGAGACGACATCACTAGTGACAGAATCCTCAGTACCTGTCCATTCCAAAATCGCATATCGTACAGGGTCTGCAAGACTGTAACGATAATCAAAGCTTAAGGTGACCTGCTGGCCGCGCAGATGAGTGCAGTTTTTGCCTTCAATAATTTGCGCGAAGCCGAAGCGACCTGCGGCAGACTGATTCTGCGTCAACAGAACATTATGGGGTCTTCCGTTTGACTGAAAGGTTTGTTGCGCGACAGCGCATCCAGTGTTTTGGGTCAATACGTACCATCGATCAAAGCTATAAACATCATCATTGACTGTTCGCGATGTAGCCATTTTCTCTGCGATCAAGCGACATTCCGCCATTGATTAGCAGGTTCTTGTAACCAAGTCCAGACCCTCCACCAGCAGCCCACGACAACACGCCGGAGCCATTTGTGGTAAGGACTTGCCCGTTTGTGCCAGTACTAGTTGGCAGTGTTAAAGTGTAAGACGACGACGGCACGCTGGATGTAAGCGTAATAGTATTACTATTAGTGTTGTTGTATAAAGTAATAGACGGCCTTAGATGTAATCCCTCCATGGAAAAGTGCTATTTCCTAATGCTCCTGAAGATATTGGATATAGATTAACAGCCTGTGAACTCGCCGTACGGCATTCTAAGGCAATGGCCCCCATTTCGGTGCCAGAAGCGCGATTGGCGGGTTTGACAGCCAAATACATGATACCCTTCCCGCCGTTTGAGGTATTAAAAGTAGTACCAGGCTGTACTCGTATAGTCGCGGCTTGTTCGTAGGTGCTTCCGTTATACGCCAGAAAGTCTAGGCGACCTACTTGACCAGCCGTTAAAGCACTACCTTGCACGGCTGTAGGAGACGTAGAAGTGCCTTCGGCTCTCTGCGCTATAAATGACGATATACCCGCAAAACTGCTTACCGTAACATCACGATTAGCTGTACTGGTATTGTAAACTAGTCCTTCGTTGCCCCCGAACGCCCCACTGTTATTAAATTGTATCTGGGTATTGCTACCACCCGGCGATGCGCCAACGGTTGCCCATTCAACGTCAGTCTCACCAGAATTAAGACGCAAAACGCGCAGAGCGTTTCCAGTATAACTGGGAAGTAAATTTATACGAGCCTGAGATACCGTGCTGGCATTCGTGCCGCCATTTGCAATTGGCAGTACTCCTGTAACCCCGGAAGCTAGGTTGATTGCAGGCAAATCGGCTGCGGCAATAGACCGAAAAGAGGGCGTTCCGGCAGAGCCGTTAGGAGCAGCTAAAAACGTATTTTGTGTTTTTGACGCATACGGGTTTAACGTATCCCCGTAGCCAGACGATAAACTAATAGCCGGAGTTGCACCACCTGACGATGTTACCGGTGCCGTACCAGTTACCGACGTGACTACTGTAGACCATGCAGTCACGCCTGCCCCGTTAGTAGTCAATGCTTGCCCGTTAGACCCCGTACCTGCCGGTAAGGCTAAGCTTACCAAGCCGCCCGTTGACGGCGGAGTTAACGTAATTCCGTTCAGACCACCGCTATATACAAGGGTTAGCACTCCTGTCCCGACATTGCCAATTGTTACCCCGTTCAAGAAGCTATCCCATAGCAGCTCACCGGTAGCGGTCAGGTTGCCTGACATTACTGGTATTTCATCGCCGATTGTCGCAGGAATCGTAGCTACATTTTCCGTAGCCCCACCGCGCCTAGTTCTAAGCTGGTTTATTCCTGACGCCGAGTTGTACCACCAAGTCGCCATTAACCGGAGTGGAAGGGTCTAGAAGTATGCGCACCGACGTTAATACCGGCACTTGTGCCGTTAGGATTAAACGTCTGTCTTACACCGTCAGGGAACGAGAAAGCGCCAGCATCGGAAAGCGTAACAGTACTGGTATTTTTAAGAAGTTTACCTGTAGTGCCATCAAATCGAGCTACGGCATTGTTGGTAGAACTGGCCGGGCCAACTACATCTCCTGACCCGCTAGCCGTTGAATTAATGGTAATACTCTTATCGGCGTTGGTAATAGTAATATTACTACCAGCAGTAAGAGTAGCGTTTTCCCAAATACCGGTTGTTGCGTTCCGTATCAGCAAGGAACCAGCAGCCGGGGTTCCAGTGATTTTAACATCGTGCAATTCGGCGACTTCCCATGAAGTCTGAAGGGCTACAAATATTTTGCCATTGTTTTGATGAGCGTAAACAACGTAACCCGCAATAATCAGATGGTTAGGTGCTTGCGGCTCAGTCTTAGTAAGCCCCCGGCCGTGGTTGGTGAAAGGTACAAAATATCACCGTCAGCCCAGGTCTCCCCTTGTAGCGATCCTGTCGTATTGATACCTGTAACCAGACCCCGGGTAACAACAAACCCTTCCTGATTGACGGAAATATTCTCCGAAACCAAACCTAAAACGTCGGTTGAATTGGGTTCGCTATTACCCTGTGCAAGGCTAACCCCTAGTCTTTGGCCTTGCGCCTGACTTACTCTGACAACCTGATAATTACTTGCTAGCAGGTTGGAGCCGGTTTGTTTCACCACCCTAGCCGTGTCGCGCTGGCCTATCGGGAGCAATACGTTGCCCCCTTTTAATGTAACAGCTAAAGTCCCGTCTGTGTCATCCCAAATAAGCCGCGCAGCGGCGTTTGCGCCGGAAGGGGTAGTGTCAAAATCGATTCCGCCAACATTTCCTACTACCGCATTAGCGGAATCGTGAGTGATTGGTGATACCGCAATATCTCCCGCGCCGTCACTAACAATCACCCGATTTGTACTAAGCGAAGCCATTCGTGACCACGCGATATCCGTTCCTGTACCTAGCTTAGTCTCAAGGGCAATGATTGCTGCGGATTGCACATTATGGGATGCAGCCGTAATGACCTGACGGACAGCCGTCATATCAGTATGAGAAGCTGCCGTTGTTCCCTCAATTCCGCGAACTGCACCGGTTAACGAGTTGCCAACCTCACCGGTATAGCTTAAAAGCTCCGCGTCTATAGCGACTATCCCTGAAGCCGCAAATTCGGTTGCGTCCATTACCGGTATGGTAGTAACGGACGCATCAATATTACCGCTTAGCTGGTCTGCGGCATTGTTAGCGGCTTCAACAAGCTCAACGGGTGTATCAAGACTGGTAGGGTAATTACTAGATCCTACTGCCATTAAGACCTCATAGGAATGTGAGCATTCCGGTATCGCTTTTCAGCTTCACTCCACAAACCGGGATACAGTTGTCTTACGTAATCCGCGCCCCGTCCCTTGCATATCCGGGTTCATGACTTCAACTTCTTCCATAATCGCATCTTCCCGGAAGGCTAATTCAATGAAATCGGGCTGTCTTATTTCAGGGTCGGGTATTTTGACTACCTGTTCACGCTCAATTAACGGGGAATAGCCCGCCTTGGTGAGCAATTTATCGATTAGTTGCTGCTCGCGAAGTCGGGTTTCTTTAATTATGTCGTCTTGCCGCTGAAGTTGGGTGAAAAGCACCCTGATTAGCAAGCCAAGGACTAGCAAATGGCCAGCAATCAGGGTGAAAGTCAGCGAAATTCCCATCATCGGAGGTAACTCGTTATTACTGGGGAAGGAAACCAGCAAAAGTGGACTCATAGCCCGGTATCTGAGCCGCAATCCCTGTTGCCATTCCTGAGATAGTCGTGTATCCGTGAGTTGAGGACAGCACACCGGCCAAAAAGCTCCGCGTCTATAGCGACTATCCCTGAAGCCGCAAATTCGGTTGCGTCCATTACCGGTATGGTAGTAACGGACGCATCAATATTACCGCTTAGCTGGTCTGCGGCATTGTTAGCGGCTTCAACAAGCTCAACGGGTGTATCAAGACTGGTAGGGTAATTACTAGATTCTACTGCCATTAAGACCTCATAGGGGTGTGAGCATTGCGGTATCGCTTTTCAGCTTCACTCCACAAACCGGGATACAGTTGTCTTACGTAATCCGCGCCCCGTCCCTGCATATCCGGGTTCATGACTTCAACTTCTTCCATAATCGCGTCTTCCTGGAAGGCTAATTCAATGAAATCGGGCTGTCTTATTTCAGGGTCGGGTATTGTGACTACCTGTTCACGCTCAATTAACGGAGAATAGCCCGACTTGGTGAGCAATTTATCGATTAGTTGCTGCTCGCGAAGTCGGGTTTCTTTAATTATGTCGTCTTGCCGCTGAAGTTGGGTGAAAAGCACCCTGATTAGCAAGCCAAAGACTAGCAAATGGCCAGCAATCAGGGTGAAAGTCAGCGAAATTCCCATCATCGGAGGTAACTCGTTATTACTGGGGAAGGAAACCAGCAAAAGTGGACTCATAGCCCGGTATCTGAGCCGCAATCCCTGTTGCCATTCCTGAGATAGTCGTGTATCCGTGAGTTGAGGACAGCACACCGGCCAAAACGCCATGCTCAATCCCCTGCGCTACCTTTTCAATCAGGTCGGGTGATGTCCCTGCCTGCACTGGAAGGGCGCGAATGGCCGCTACAAGGGCCGTAACGGTCGCATTACCGCTTACTGTACTATTAGTCCCACCAGACGCGCAATACAATTGGTCGCGCTCAGGGCGTGGATTGCGCCAACCTCAAAATCCTGCTTAACTGGCATAACTCATCTCCTTGAAAGCCTATAGGCCGTTAAAGTTCCAGAACCTGGTAGTGACTACCACGGATGATGATTAAATTTTTTAGAAACCGGCCCATCCTTGGATGTTTGATAAACCGCCAGTTGGATTCCAAGGGTCATCCTGTCCTGCATTTGCCTTCTTCATTGCCTCTTCAATCTCTGTTTTACGGGCTTCACGGGCCATTTCCCAGCCATCACGCATCCACGATCCTACCTCGGCCGGGGCATTGACGGCTTGCCATCCAACCGGCAGTGCCGCCTCTATCTTTTCATCGCCTGTCTGAGGGTAAGGGGTGCGTGACTTGGCCTTATGCCACGCCAGTCCCCGGGCAATCACGGTATCATCCCACCCGCCTTCCGGCGCTCCATACCGGGTATATCCTGACGCTAACACCTCAGCTTCGTAGCTTATCAGTTCGTGCCGCCCGATAGGGTGCGGCTGTAACCGTATCTTTTCCTGCTCAATAGCCAAAGCTAACGCCTGTATCATTGGGCCTTTTGATTTCGATGTCGTCTCAAAACCCACGGCGTACATACCGTCAGGCATTCTTTTTCGCAACGCTTCTAGGTTAGGGCCACCTATAGAGTTCGTTTCTACGCATACTTCTCTAACCTGCCACTTCTCAAACAGCGCAAGCAGCCGCCCCCGTTGGAATTCCCAACCAACCTGGTTAAAACGGTCTAGGGCTACCTCATATCCGCAATGGCAACAAAAGAGACAAGCAGCAGTAAAGTCGTGAGTACGCCCCCAGTCAACGCCAGCCACAATAAAGTGGCCCTTATGGTCAGCCGGAACAGAATCAGGAGCGGTAAGAACTGCGTCCACATTCCTGAACACCGCCCCGTCGGATGATATAAACTCCGCCAAGTACTCCTGCCGGAATGTCATTTCCGGCAGGGACTTGCGGGCTCCTCAATCTCCTTCGGTGGCAGGAACGGGTTTACGGCGGACGGCAAGAGCCATGATATCCAGTTTGGGTAGTTCTCTGTATCTTGGCCGCGCAGCCACAAGTCGTGAAAGAAGTTCAAGCCCTTCGGCGTTGACAAAAACCATGCAGTTCCCTGAAAGTCCGTCAGCGTCGGACTTATCGCCTCGTTCCATGACTGTAGAAGATTCCCCACCATCGCTGCTTCGTCTACGATAGCGAGATGGTATCGCCGTCCACGTCCCGCATCCGAGTTTTCCAGTGTCCATGCTTCTATCATTCCTCCGTTTGGAAATTCAATTCGCCGCTCAGTTGCGTTGATACGATTGGCTATGCCCCGCGAAGGTCGCTCCAAATCACGCCAAACGTCCAACAAGTACTTATAGGTCGGACTAAACCAACCCACCAGCTCACCATTAGCTGCCGCTTCCAGTGCCAAATGTACACCGAGGTAGGTTTTACCCGCCCGGCGTCCGATATCAAGCACGTTGTACCGCTTGGCGGATGCTTTTATCTCTTCCTGCTTTGGATACAACGAAGGCAAGGGGACTGGTAGCCGTTTAGCTCGCCGTCTCCGTCGCCGGTTTAATTCCAGTTTGATTTTGACCCGTTTCCGGGCTTTTTCCTTATCACTCATGCAAGTACTACCACAGCGTGCCTTCACCAGCATTGCCGACACTGGGACTGTCTGGTTAGGCAGTGAGGCGAAAACCATATCATTTCCCGGTGTTTATTTATAGCTCCTTGCACGTCGCCTTGGTTGCCATACCCCCCGTTTGTTTTCCAGTTAATAGCCGTCCAACTTTCTGGCATTGCATACTCACCGTCGTATCCACATAAAGCAATGCGCATTTTAGGGTTATCCCCGTTGGCAATAGCCATTCTCGCACTTTGTGAGATACGGACAGGTCGTCTTTGGCGTACAAATCATTAGCCCGATTAGCGTCGTCTGAGTATGGAGGGTCAAGAAAAACTGCGGTAAGGCCAAAGCCGTGCGTCACCGATGGTCCTGTAACCCTTGACCAGTCACCCGATGCTACCCGAACGTATCGCAATCGTTCAGCAAGCTGATAAAACCATTCCAGTAAACCCGAGCTGTGTCGATGCACCCCTCGGCCAGCATTACCTAAATGAGGAAGTTGCCGGTTTACCCCTCGGCCAGCATCACCTAAATGGGAAGTTGTCGGTTTACCCCTCGGCCAGCATCACCTAAACTGGGGAGTTTTCGGTTTACCCCTTGGCCGTCCTTTGTTTTGACGTTCACGAAGATACCGTCCACGGATTGCCACGGCCCCTTACCGGAACACCAGCCGGAACCTATCCAGCAAGATGCCCCCACACCCACCATCCCGCAACTTTAACGTCATAGTAATCAGGATTGCCTTCCAGCCGGGACGTGATATTGTCACGCTGATTAACCAACCACGAATGGCGAGCATCAGCAAATCGTTTTCGTTTACCGGCCAGTCAGCGTGATAGGCTACACTGCTTGGGTCGGCTGCCACGGCTCGCCAAAAGTTTGAAAGAAAGCCGTCTTTATCGTTCACGGTTTCAAGTAACCTTATGCCCGGCTCCCAGTCGGGTCGATTAAAAGCATTGCGCCAGAGCCAAAGAAAGGGCTCGACGTAGTTCTTGACGGTTCCAAACCGCTTCCAAACTTCACCGGCTATGCGAGATTTACCCCCAAAATAAGGAAATGGAGCTTTCATTGACCCTCCTTATCAAATAAAGAAGTTTGAGAGCCGCCAAACTTAGCCGGTTCTTGCTCAACCTGTGTCCGGGCAAAAGCGATTCTAGCCTTTGCTATCTCAATATATTCTGCGTTCTGCTCAATACCGATAAAGTTGAAACCTTCTAATATTGCACCCTTACCGGTGCTACCTGACCTCATGAACGGGTCAAGTACTACGCCGCCGGGAGGTGTGACAAGGCGGCACAGATAGCGCATCAGGTCAGTCGAGCTTGACCGTAGGGTAATGGTTCTTTCGCGGTAACGATTCGCGCCCACTATCGCGCAACGCGCCCACGCCTGCCACGCCTGCCACGCCTGCCACGCCCTCGTCCCTGTCGCGCTTGCTGGCTTTAGCTGTAGTAGAACGCCCTACGCGCTAAGTCCGCTTCCCCATGTTGCCCAGACAAGGGCGTGACCTCCCGGCTTGATTACCCGCAAGCACTCAGCCGCTACCTCGCTCATCCATTCAATCCACTTGTCCCGACCACCCTTGTCGCTATCCCAATCCTTCCCCATCATAGAAATTCCCGCCGGAGGGTCAGTCACGATAGCATCTACCGAATTGTCAGGCAGCGTCTTCAGGATAGGCAGGTTGTCCCCAACGTGTACGGCAAATCGCTCACTGCTCATTGCTATCACCCTCCGTATCCCATTCCTCCATTAGTTCATCCCATAATGCACGATACTGAGGCTTCAAACGCTTCTCGACTTCGTGAGCAATCTTAATCAACCGGTACATATTGGGGCATTCCCATTCAACGAACTGGAAAATCAGCTTAGCGTACTCCTGAAACTCGGGCTGGGCGTCCGGAGCCAGCCTTAACCTCAGCAAATTCATCAGGCTTCGCATATTGAACTGAGCGAAGATGGTGGTATCAAACCGCCTGCGGCAGCACAATCCGGGCCTGCTCCCGTGCCACCCCGACCTCCAGCATATCTAGGTACGTCTTCACCGCCAGCTTGACGCTTGCCTGATGGTTCTCCTCAATCAGGCTGGAAGTAAGGGCATCAAAGCCGTCACCTGACATCTGACGGTTCCCCCTGCCCTGCCGTCTCCACCCGGTTGGCCCAGGGCTAAAGCACTGAACCTCAAACGCCACGTACCGGCCTGATTTCTGACTGTAACTGGCCATTCGATGCCGAAGAAGCTGCGCTACAAGAAATAGCGGCATCTTCAATCTTGAACCGAATCAGCCCCATCTCCACCGGCGAGCCGTGGTCTTCCCGCATCAGAGTGGCAAGCAGCTTCCGGTCAGCCCGTAGCCCCTTATTCTCTGAACCGGTAGAGGCTCGGGCAATCCGGGCTACGTCCTTATCAAAATCGGTGCAATCATCCAGCTCTACGTACCCAATCCCGTCAGGGAGAGTAGAGCTTGTCGTCACTACAGTGATCTATAACAACGATATTAAATCTGTTCTCGCGGGTTTCTGTCATAGAAAGCAGCTCCTTGTCGCTCACCAATGATTACTTATACTCGTTGTCGCTCAAAACTGATTCAATCTGTTCCACAGCCGCACCCAAAGCGTAGCAGAACCGCTCTTCAGTCTCAGGAGCCACCAACGACGTCACGTCTTCCGAAATATCAACACCGGTATACCGTGCCCATCGAATAGCGCTTATGCGTGGCCTCATGCGCTACAATCTCAGCAGACAAGTCCTGTCGATTAAAGTGCATCTCTCCAATGCACCCGTTTCGAGTCTTACTACCACCATCCGGCCACGTTACGCAGGCCAAAACCTTGTTCAGCCCCTTACCGGGATACCCACCCTTCAGGTACGCCCTCATATCCCGCCTATTGTTCCACACATACACTTCAAAATGAAGCCTTTTATATTCCGGGTAGACCTTGAAATGCAGTACCTCAACCGTTCTTTCCTGTTTTTCGCTCATTCCCCATCCACATCCCGACGATAGCTTGATCGCCTGTCGCGGCCGAATACACCTCATCCTTTGCCGCAACGTGTATGGGGGCAGTTATGGTCACTCCATACGGGTCGCATCCGTCACCCAAAACGCCTGCCGGGGCGGCTCATACCCAAAATTGTTCAAAAAAGCGTACTCATCCAGTCCCGAAACCGAGCCATTGACGATGATATTTCCGAAAAACTTCAGTTGATGCCAATGCCCCATAATCATATGGTCATATGGCCGCCTGCACTGCATTCTCACGTGCCCTTTTACGGGCATCTCCCAACATCAAGGGCGACCACAACCCCGCAATCCCGCTTCCGCCCTTAAACTGGTCCCCGTGAGTCAGCAGATACTCGGTGTCATAGACCCGAAAAGGCTGGTCTGCCGCTTCTGAGAATAACAAATTCTATGCCACTCTTCACCCGATAGAAGCCTTTTTAGCAGGTGGTAGAACAAATACTCGAAATTGTCCTGCGCCCGGTTCTTGGCGTGCGGCTTTCTCTGCCTCCGACCGTGATTTCCGACTACACACGGCAGAAATACCCTTCCAAACGCATCCCGAACCAGCTTTATTCCCGCACACATCGGGTCAGCCCAATACAACATCGACTCAAATATTGTCCCCTCATTCGACTCTACCAGCTCCTCATGGATAATCCCCGCAAAGATATCCCCTCCCAATGGCAACACCAGCCCCTCATACCGGAATCCAGATAAATAATCCCGTGCCAACTCAATCGTATTCTCGAAAAACAACCTAAGACGCTTACCCGCTATTACCCGATTGTACGCATTAACCCAGTTCACCTGCTCCGGCTGTATCACCTCATCCAAATGCACATCTGATAAGAAAGCCGTCGCAATTATCCCTCTTTCCCCTTACTAGGCTTCCGTACCGTCCACTCCGGCACTTTCGCTTTCTGCCGCCCCTACCAACGTCACCATTGACGCTACCCGCCGTAATTCCTCTACCTCCTTCAGCAGGGCATCCCTCTCACTCCGCACCGCCGCATAATCATCCCGCAGCTTCTTTACCGTCGGCGCATCCCTAACCTCATGCGCTAATCCAAACGACCTTGGCTCCGGCAACCCCTCAATCTTTAATCCACCAGCCTGCCATAGCTTCACATACCGGTTAACTGTCGAATACCCCGTTCCAATCGCATCCTGCACATGCACCTTGTTGCCTTCATACCTGATATACGCCTCAATGATGTTCCGTATATCCCCATCACTAAGCTCGCGTCCTTTCACTCGGTACCCCCAATTCCTAAAATTAGACTACCCAAAAAACTCTGACTCCCTAGAATCTTACCTACTACCCCCTATAATGTTTGAACACCTACCCCTTTACCCCTTACCTAACTTGTAAACCGCCCTTACAAGTTCAACGCTACCACACAAACAAAGCCAACCAGCCGCTCCGCCTTTAACCGTCAAGAAGTCCTTGATAGTTCAAAATGGCGTAATCGGCCTAATCCGGCTAATAATGGCGTAATAAGGCCAGCACTTGCAGATTAAAACCAGCACTTGCAGATTAACTTGCAGAATAAACAGCCAACTTGTAAGTAATCCTTACCAGTTCACCCCGTAACCAAAATATCGACGAAAGACCCCAAAATCGCTCCTTAACCGGAGAAAATCGCCAAAAAGCCCAAAAAGTTCCTCCTTAACACCTCAAAATCGCCCCTTAAGCAGGAGAAATGGTCAAACCGGGAATTAGACCGAACTCGAAATCAGACAATGGAAGTAATACTGGAATTAGACACAAATCCAAAATTAGACAATGGAAGGAATACTGACTCCCCGTTGCACAGCCACCCCCCGGCCCGCGGCCCCCACCCCGGGGTGGTGACGGCTGGCAGGTGCAGGCGGCTGGCAGGTGCTACGGCGCCTTGTGATGGCCCGGTGACAGCCCGTGACAGCCCGTGATAGTGGCAGCGGCAGGGAGCGGGGCTTGTCGGGGCGGGCGGGGCAGGGGTGGGTCAGGGTCGGGCCATTGCCGGGCGGGGCGGGGCGCGGGCCTATTCCCCGCTATCCCCGCTCTCTACATCAATCACAGGGCCGGGCTGGGTATGACTAGCACTCAGCAAGCGCGCGGTACAGCTCCGGGTCATCATCCCTCAGGCATTGCATAGCATCATCGGCCCCAAACCCCTCAGCCTGGTACAGCCGCAACGCCTGCCGGGCCTCTATCAGCGAGGTCAATTGACCCACTTACCCGGCTCTCTGTGATGGTAGAGGGTTGGCCCGTCAGGCGCCAGCCACTTGTCCGTTACTATCCCCAAAACAGTCCCCGCCTTGTTGTCGTAACTTGCTGATTCTACATCATTTAACGAGCTTGTCCGCGATGGAACCGGCAGGGCTTCCATCTTGGC